TGATATTCCTTCAAATAGGCTCGAATATCGTTGCAATTTTTTCCGCTAGGCATATACTTAACCTGCAGGTTTCCTGCCTGTTTTCCTATCATTTTAACTTTGAGTTCAACATCATCAATGTTCTTAAAAATCTCACGTGTGCCCACTCCTGTAGTCATACTGTCCAATCGCATAGCCACTAGTCCTTCACTTAACTCGAATGTGAGATATAAAACATTCAATCCTGCCAATGCCCAATTTACTCCCAGATTGGCTAGGAATAAACTCTTACCACCTCCGGATCCTGCACAGAATATGTTTAGTTCACCTCTGTTAAATCCACCATATAATTTACGATCAATACTAGGCCAACCTGTAGATATCTGCCCATTACCATCTTTGAGTTTGGTCAGTCTTGCTCTAGGGTCTTCAAAATAATCTGTACCCATATCTTTGTTTAACGATATTTGTATAGCGTCTTTAATCAGTTTCTCGACTGGACCATAGTCTCCGTCTTCTAACAAATCTGCTGACTTTAGAATAGCACGTTCTAATCCTTTGTGGCGGCTAAAGTTTTCAAACTCGTCCATTAGCCATTCATAATTTTCTTTGGGTAATGCTATAGGATCTAAATCCATTCTACAGCTAGCATTGACAATTGTAGCTTCGGGCATTACTTTATATTCGTCAATGTATGAATTAATAAACTCTGCAGTATCTTGTAATCTTTGATCAAAATTTTCTGGATCAAAAATGTTTTGGCAACGTACAAATGTTTCTGCATCTGATAAGAACATCTCCAAATACAGTCGTTGCATTGTGTAATCATAGTTTGGTTTATTCATCTAGGCTCTCTAGTTTTTTCTTCAGTAGTTGTATTTTTATCTCGTTCGTTTCTTTATAGTGCAGAATTGTGGCTAGCGTATATAGCCGTCCATATAGTTTTATTGCATCAGCTGTGTCCTTAACACCATTGCCCCATGCAGGGATACTCACTCCCCAATTGTGTTCTATGGCCGATTTGATTAGTTTAGCCCCCGGTTTGTCGTGGTCGGGAACAACAATAACTTCTTTACCCAAGGCATTAATACGGGCACACTGAGCTTCATTAGGATCGTTATGTCCTATAGCTACTCCATCAACTGCAATAGCATCAAATTGTCCTTCCATAACCAATACGTATTTACGATTGTAATTTTGATGGTCTAAGTTAAACACATACCCAGGTTGACTATCGTTTAAGTATTTTGGTTTACCTGGAGTAATTTTACGAGCAGTGGATCCTACAATTTTACCATCATAATAAAATGGAAGAATTACACGATCTCGATATCCTGCTGTAGGACTCCAGTGCCAATTGTACCAATCCCACCCTAACTGTCTTTCTTCTACAATATAGTTCACAACCTTGAGTAAGTCTTCATCTTCTGTGCCTTGGGCAATCCAATCGTTTATAGATTTAGAATCTTTGGGCAATTCTTTTTCTGTTAGTTCAAAGTTTAGTAATTTCTTTGTCGGAGTATTTTGTTCATCTTTTAATCTTAATGCTATTAGACCCAATTTACTAATGTCAGTATCGGATAATCCTAACCATTTGAATAATTGTCGAGTATTAGTGCTTAATAAGTGTCCAGGAGTCCATCCTGCTTTGAATGTACAATTGAAACAGTGGTATTGAAATCCGCCAGTTGGATTTGGTAGTATACCACCACGCAGTCTATCATCTTGAGATTCTCCTCTATGATGACAGCAGACCGCATTAAAACTTATCCATCCACTGGGAGTTTGTTTTCTTTTACCAGGTAAGAGAGCTGTCAGTGTAGTATAGATTTCATCCATACTAATAGTTTAACTTCTATATAGGACTTTGTCAAATGAACCGTAGTATTCAGGATTGTCGTTATCGTTCAAAACATCGCGATCTGGTACATACATTACACGAATGTAGGAGAATATACCGTTGAAGTTAGAGTAGTCAACTCCGGTAAATCCATCATAGGTTAGTGTGGCAACAGTGACGTACCTGCCTAATTCTTGTGGGGAATTATAAAGCGTACCTTGGATGTACACAGTGCCACGATAGCCAGTCATATACAAGGCCACGGTGTGTAGTGCTGAATTAGAATTGTATTCTGGATAGGCATAGATGTTGCCGCTCTTATGTTCCCATAGTTCGGGTTGAGAATTATAGCTCTTATTAAAACTAACAATCTCTTGGCTAGGTTTTAGTTTAGGATACGCTTCTTCGGTAACATATAAATTACCAACCATGCCGTAATATGTGTTAGAATAAGTAGGCAAATAGGTACCATCTTCTGGATCTTGATAAGTTATACTGTAATTGTAACTTACACTGGCTAGATCCAACGTATCACTTTCATTCAATGTTAATAGGGCCGATCCTCTAGTGCTGGTAGTATTTTCGTCTAATATGGTTAATTCTTTTTGTATGACCAACTGTTGGTTAACAGTATCAAACATATTGAATACAAATGTACTTGTATTAGAAATGGGTATACGTTTTTGATCGCTATTCTTAAACTGAATGCGTATTTTATTTTTGATGCCTTTTTGTATTTTTAGATCGCGTTGATACATAATTTGATTGACTCCCTTAACTTCTGGATCCAAATCCAGTATAACGTCAAGGGAATTTGGATATAAATAAACTGGTAAACTTTGCATATATATATTTATTGAGATTAATGAGCTATTCAGAATCCTTCCAAGAAAACTATCCTTTTGTATCCTGCATTAAATCAAACGACATAGAATACGTTGGTGTTATTATTAACTTTGATACTTACGTGGTAAGTATCTACGATATTGCAATGATTAAATCAGATGAATCTCGTAAAGAATTTTTAAATCTAGGAGAAGTTTGGTGGTGGGAAAGCAATCGTAAAATTCCAATTAACATATTTCTAAAAAGAGAAATGCAAGAGTTTAAACCATTGATTAAAACATTTAACAGTAAGGACATTGAATTAATATTTGGACCTAGTGTTAATCTTAGCGAAATAGCAGAAAAACGTATCAAACGCAAATCAATTCAGTTGATCCGGACACCCAGACGGTTTACTGATTAATTCCTTCACAAATACAATTCATCTGTACTACAATAGCATGAGCATAAGAAAAACTATGAGCTTTCTTAAATGTATAAGCATCTTCATTTTTAGTCCAAATCTCATCAGCGATCGATTGGAATCCTTTTTCCTCGCATATTGGGATGAGATGTTTTTTACCAGGCCTCAGCAGAGCAAGGAACATAGCTAACTGTTCAATACTACGTGGTTTAAGTCTAGCTATCAAATCGTGATATCCGTTGACATGGAATATCATATCACAAAATTCTTTTTGTTCTAGTAGTTCCCACAGTGGTTCTGTGGCTAATAGTTGTTCAAGATGTAGTTCATTCTTTACACCTTCATAAGCCGATACGTTAAGAAAATCTATCTTAAAGTAGCCCCTATCTTCAGCCGCCTTATAATCAATACTGGCTAAGCCGGTAAGTGGATTAAGTGGTATCTTGTGACAATACACACCTGTGTTATGTTTCTTTTCTCCATCAATTGTGGCTGTGATATGCGGTATTATTTCCAGGACCTTATTTCGATCGGCAAAATCTATGTCAATATCAGGCATTATTTTATCCCTACCTCGGAACAGATTTCTTTGACTAATGCAACATCTGCTGGAACTTCTTTGAATCTACGACTCCAGTACTGTACATCAAATGCTGGTCCAATCATATTCAATTGTTCGTCATTCATGTTATTAACCATGGCATATCCTGACGTACTGTTAAGAATAATCCAAGGACTCACACGCCCGTTTAATATATCATGTACTGCTCGATTAAGACTGACATAAAGAAAGTAATGTGCAAATTCTGCACTTTGCTCATCACCCCATTCCATCATTGTGGCAATACTGCGTTGTACCGCGGATTCAACCGGCTCTACTTTAAGCATCTCATATAGATATTTTTCATATAGTTCATCTCTACACCAATGATCTAATTTAACTCCGCTCTTAATTACATAATCTACAAACTTTTCTGGATACAGAGGATTGACATTATTTAGGAAACTGCCAAATTTTACAAAAGCATTATAATAACTTGTTTCGCAAAACTCTTTGTATGTCTTGTTCTTTTTACCGCCTTGTGCCACTTGCCAAAACCGATTGAAGGCCATAAACCCTGCCTGTACACGTTTTTCTTTTTCCTGTAGTGCCCGACGTTTTCTTTCACACATATGAGCCACAAGAGTTTTTTCTTTCATAAAACTCTTATCACAATGCACACAGGTGTAGGGTTGATCTAGAATCACTCGTATTCCTTACGTTGTTTTTTATCAAATCCCATCTTGTCAAATAATTCTTCTATGTCTTTTTTATCCATCATTCTTGCCATTATTTTAATCTCAGTCATCTTCATAGCAGGATACAATTCACATAATAGTTTTTCAATTTTATTGGCTTTTTCTTTTTTTCCTGCAGGTAGATAAGGATGATATGCTGGAAAGCCTGCTCCGGTGGAGGCAAACAGTTTCCATAATAACCCCTTGTGGTTCTTTGATAATACCCAGTGATGCTTATTGACCATTTCGTTTGTTGTTTCTACAAACCATTCTTGTATATCTTTGTCTCCCTGTGCATTACTGGTATAACGCATTAGTATATATGGGCTGAATGCTTTCTTTTCTTCATCTGTGAGATTATCATAAAAATAATAATTTTTTTCATCTACTGCCTTTAATTCTCTTTTAATATCTAGTACTGGAGGTTTTTTAAGTTTCGCCGTTGCCATGATAATTGTCTTTGTTTAAGTTATATAATAGCATCAATTGTTCTAGTTGTTTAGATAACATTGGAACATAACTAGCCATTTCTAATATTTCAGTGTACTGTATCGGGTCTGGATGTTTTGAACTAGGAGTCCATTGCGTTCTATTAGAATGCCCATAGATTTCTCCTAGTTCTCCTTTGGTTTTAATCCAACCACCGTTTGTACCGTCTACATAATAAAATAGTACTAGTTCCTTAGTTGATTTAATCAACGGCATAGTTTTTACCAGCATTTGGTATAATCAACGATCTCACTTTGACGACTTACTTCTTTAACAAAATAGGCGCAGGTTGGTTTTTCTTTATTAGTTAACGGAGTACACAACAACTGACCTGGGCGCATCTTTGGAAAATACCATTTAACATCTTGATATACATCTATGATATCAATGTCAAGAAATTCTGGTCTAAAATCACTAAGTGGATTAAAACAGAAAGTTTTGAATCCTCGATCATTTAGGCTAGTTAGAGGTAATACCTCCATTTCTGGTCCTTGTGGATCTCCAACTATAGTACACCAATCTAGTGGCATAGTCAGTTCGTGTTCTCCAATTTTTAGAACCACTGCTGGTCCTGTAAAACTTTCTAAAAAGATTAACGGAATAAAAAAATGATCAGGATTAGAATTATCACTATTGTCTAATACGCTAAATCGTAAGTCTTCGTCAATTTCATCTGGAAGTTCATTAAGATGGAATATTTTGTTTTCAAGTGTTAGTATTTGCATTATTGATATTTTACTTTTTCTATATTATATGGGAATTTTGCTTCTTTGTAAAATCTTTTTCTTTCAGTTAAATGACGCTTGGCATATTTGGTACTTGCTGTTATGTCCCAAATTTGCACAAAATCTTTGTCATCTGCCTTTCTTACACCACGACCTATACTTTGAATAACTCTAACAAACGATTTGCCAGGCTCCAGCAATACCATGTTAAAGATCCTAGGAATATTAATACCAACAGCCGCGACACCATAGGTCGCGATAGTAATTCTTTTATCGCTAGTTGCATGTTCTTTGTACTCCTCTTTACGTTTTGCTCCTTTTACTTCTCCGCTGATAAACACTGCATCTGGTATTAACTCGATTAACATTTTTCCACTATCGATCCTGTTTACCAAAACTAATGTGTTACCGCTATCGCCGATGTTTTTAATCATATTACCAATATAGCCTATACGATCTTCATCTGTAACTAGATACTTTAATTCTTCAGCGTAGCTACCAAACTCTTTCCACTCAGCTGTCTGTACAATCTTTACTTGACAGTTGCTTAACACTCCTGCTTCTTGTAATTCGTGCGTCTTAATACGATTAACAACATCCCCTAGGCTAGCACGTAGAGCTTGATATTCGTGCTCTGCTTTGGGTATGGTTCCAGTCAATCCCCAACGAATTGGAGCATTAGCTAGATTGTGTGTTAATAATTTTTTAAGTACATCGGCTTTGGCCATATGAACCTCGTCAACCATTACTGTTTGAACTCCTTCTAACATTTCTGCCAAGGTTAACAGTTCTTCTTCATCTCCAGCATTAAGTGATTTTTTGTCTAAAATGTTCAAACTTTGCCAAGTACAAATTGTGTGGGTTCTTCCTAAATCTTTTCTGTCTCCGTAGTAGACACCCACGTCTAATCCGCAGTTAATGAAGTCTTCTTCAGTTTGTGTGACAAGATCTTTGTTTGGAACAATGGTTATTGATCGACCATATTTTTCACAGATTTTACTCAGAGTTGCAGTGGTAATAGTTTTACCAAATCCTGTGGCAATCTCCTGCATACACTGTGGATTTTTTAAGAATATATTAACAACCTCAACTTGATCGTCTCTTAGTCGTATTGGTTCGCCCGCAAATCTATGCCCTTCAGGCCATGTTGCATCACCCCAAAAATCTGAGGAAATTTCAGGAAAATCTAAAGAAATTGGATTACGTAGATCTTCAACTTCTATGTAATAATTTTTACTTTCAAGGTACTCAAGTACCTGAGGTAGCATACTCAGATAGGTAGTTCCGCCAAGACCAAAAAAACTAATAGTACCGTCCCAACGACCTAATTTATAAGCCGGGCGGAAGCGAGCAGTTGGGTCTTCGTATTTGAATTTTTTGACCAAGGCCTTACGTGTATCGAGATCTAAATCTTTGATATGTACGTTGACTTCGTCTTTGATTACAACCCGTGCAGTTGCCATTCCATGCGATCCTTTATGTTTTTGAATTTGTTAATTTCTGAAAAAATTACTAGATTTTCATGATTTTTGACAAATTCTTTAATTGTGTGATGTGCTGAATGTGTTCCCATGTTTATGACACAGTTAAAATTTATTTTACTTTTTAATACACTTTTGGGTAACTTGGTACTAACAAAAACAATTTTAGTGTCACTGGTGATGGGGCCGTTTAATTTACTACCTTTAACAAAATTATTGAAATTTCCGCCGGTGTCTGTTGGTAACCTAAACATGGTACTCATTTCATAATTTTTAATACCACAGCTAATTAAAAACTCATAAGCCATTAATATTTTTTCATATTCACTTCCACCTGGAATGATTACAAGGCACGGACTCATGTACCTAAAGAAGTATTTTAGACAGTCAATTGTGGTTTTTTGACTGTCTATTAGTGTTGCATGATCGTAGTCATTTGTCAAGAACTCTTTGATAGGCTCTGGAAGTTCCTGTATTGATTTATGCTGATTAACATTTTCATCCCAGGTTAAAATTCCTAAAGTTCTTGCCTCAAACACAGCCGATAAGACATCTTTTGAGGTCAAAATTGGCAAATTTTCAGGAGAATTTACAATTTTTAGAACATCTTGATCTAACACTAGCATAGGTACATGATCGTGCATATTCTCAATAACATCTAAAGTATTTTTTTTATATTCTACAAATTCTTCGTCAAAATTAAATTCTTGGTTTTCGCAAAACTTCACTAAAAATTTAATATTTTCTTCTTCTAAGGCAAAAATCCAGTATTTGTTTTCGGCATCCCAAAAGGCCTGTAAACTATGTTTTTTATATTCTCGAATACTTTTAATTTTTTCTTCATTGTATGGAAATTCTACTTTAATCGCTCGTCCTTGGTCTTTATATGAGATGATCGACACCTGCCTAACCACCTTAATTTCTCTTAAGGGTAGTCGATATTGGGGATTTTCTAAAATTGAGCTAATATCTGTACCTAATGATTTTGATACGTCTACTTTGTGACGAGTTAAAATCCTAATGACTGCGGCTCTCTGTTTTTCAGTTAGCCCAGCACCTTTGTTGTTCTGCTCATTAAAACTTTCTAGCATACTAGTAGATCGATGATCAATAGAATTCAGACCAACTACTGATCGATGAATCAAATCTTCAATATATATTGTCATAGACTAATATCTTCAAGCCCTGCGGCTCTAAGTTTAATAATGTTGGAAAGTTGCCACTGTTTAATATCTAATGCTTTGATAATACCCAACCACTGATTCCGTAACATAGCAAACTCATTAATGATTTTTTCCATATCAACAACATCAGCCTCTCCATCAACATATTTTTCACAATCTCTACTGCTTAGGGCTCGTTGATAGTTTTCTAGATATTTACGGAACGCCTTTGATTTAATCCTGCGCAATTCAATATTAAGGTATTCCAATACAGCTTCAATTTCTTGAAGCTGATTGAAACGTTGTTCTACAATACCCGGCAATGATGCACTTGCTCGTTCAATATTACCGTGTACCTTAACTTCGAGCTTGGCCGAATCTAATTCATTATAAAAATGTGCAAGACAGTTTGGAAGATTTGCTATGTCTTTACTGACTTTAGCATACCAAGACATTAATACTCCTCGTCTTCGTATCCGTAGTCTTCGTCGTCTTCTTCTATCTCTTCATTTTCACCAACTACTAATTCAATAGCCGAATCTAAATGGGGATCATATCCCATAAGACCTTCTAACACCGATGTGTCAACATCTTTGCTTGTTAAAAAATCTACATAATGACTTGCGGCTGTTTCACGATTTTTTTCTGGAACATATTCTTTAAAAGTATCCCAAATTTCTATAATTAATGATTCTTCCATTATGCTTCCTCTGTGTCCTCAATAGTTGTTGTTAAATTAACTGCGACTGTGTGATCCCACTCATCCATAATTTGTCTGAGTTTATCTTCAGTCCAATTTTTACGGAACTCTGCAATGATCTCACCTGTTGATTTACTTGTGTAGGCAAGTTTGTTCCCTACTTTAGATAATACACCCATTTTCTCAAACATGTCAACCAATCCGGATGTAGGAGCCATTCCAGTTGAATATGGAATTTTAACCTGCACCGTTTCGAAGGGTTTGGCATACCGAGTTTTCATGATTTTACAGGCCGATCGTATACCCAACACATCACTTACCTTGTTACCATCCTCATCCTCTTTAAGTTTGAGTTTTTTCATAGCAACAACAATACTAGATGCGTAGACAAATCCTTGTCCACCTGAAATTTTATCATCTGGATCAAACATATCTTGGCTTGCGTATGTGTGATTAGTACAAACCAATCCAACATTAAAACTACCAAACATATTAACACAATTACGAACCAGTGCTGTTAGTGCTTTAGGTTTACGACCCATATCACCTTTTAAGTCACCTGCTTCAAATTGATTAATGTCTGTTGGCGTTAACAACATACCTAAACTATCGATAACAAATAGAACTTTTGGACGATCCTCTAAGGGCATTGACTTATATTCGCTCATAAATTCGTGAATAGTTCTAGCCACATCATCAATCATAGCCATATTAAGTTTGAGCAATTTGCCCTCACTTGTATCGACACCTAAATCCAATAACCATTTTTCATCTAAGGCATTTTCACTATCAATTAAAATAGGAAATATGCCCTGCTCTTGAGCATGTTTAATAATATTACCAGAACAGATATAACTCTTACCTGCACCTGATTCTCCAGCAAACACCGTAACTTTTCCCAAAGGGACTCCTTTGAAGAAGTCCCCTGAGATAAGATAGTTTAGTGCGTAGTTGCCGGTTGAGATCCAATCAGTTGGATCATTAAAACCAATTCCGAGTCCATCAATACTTTTAGTGATAGATTTACGGAACTTTGAAATATCAAAGCTCTTCGCCATATTCTATCTCCTTAAGATTGTTGACGTTTACGGATCATTG